TTCGCCTACATTTTTTATTATCAAAGAAGATAATAAAATTGTGGGTGTTAACAGTGGATTTAGAACTGATGATAAGGTTTATCGTTCTAGAGGATTATGGGTCAAAGAAGATTATAGAAGTAAGGGATATGGTAAGGTTCTGTTGATGCAAGCAATAATTCAAGGCAAATCTGAGGATTGTCATTGGATTTGGAGTATGCCGAGGAAACTTGCTCTTAAAACCTACGAAAGTGTTGGTTTTAAGAAAAGAGGAAAATGGTTAGATCATGGAGTAGAATTCGGCCCTAATTGTCTCGCAACAAGACAGTTAATTTATAAATAGAGGTAGGAGATTATACATGGCCATTCCAACTACTAAATCTACTTTTAAAGAATACTGCTTACGATCATTAGGTGATGGTGTTATTGATATTAATATATCAGATGCCCAAGCAGATGATCGTATTGATGAAGCTCTACAATATATTGCACAGTATCATTATGATGGTATTGAAAGAATGTATCTAAAACATTTGGTTACTGAGGCAGAAGTTACTAGAGCAAGAGAAAATGAAACCACTACAGGAACAGATGTTGTAGATGCAACAATTACTGCGAGTTGGTTAGAAGGTACAAATTATATACCTTTACCTAGTGCTGTTGTTTCTGTAGTTCAAGTATTTCCCCTTACTGGAACTGGAAATGGTGCAAATATGTTTGATGCTCGTTATCAATTACATTTAAATGATTTATATGATTTAAGTTCTACATCTGTTGTTCAATATGAGATGATGATGAATAATTTAGATTTTCTACAACATATTCTCGTTGGAGAGGCCCCCATAAGATTTAATCACAATCAAGGACGTTTGTATCTTGATGCAGATTGGTCTAATGATTTTATTGGTGGACAGGACTACATTGTTATTGAATGTTTTCGTAAATTAGACCCTGCAACATATACAAACTTGTTTGACGATCTTCTTCTTAAAAGATATGCAACAGCTCTCATTAAAAAACAGTGGGGCGCAAACTTATCTAAGTTTAGTGGGGTTGCTATGTTAGGTGGTGTTACTATGAATGGTGAACAAATCTACTCACAAGCCATAGATGAACAGCAAAAAATGGAAGAGACAATAAACCTTAATGAACCTCCAATGATGTTTGGTGTAGGATAAGGTATGTCGTATCATCTCAATAAAAAAATAGATAAAATAACAGAAGATTATTGGCATGATATTAATGATTGTTGGAAACTAGTTTTAAATTGTGAACAACACTTAGAAATTTTAGATGAATGTAAACGGTACAACGCATGGGATCAATATTCTATTCGTGGAGTTTCATCGTATATAAACTACGATACACATCTACTCTTCAGACCTGAAAATAGTTTGGGGACAGCTAGGACTAAAACAAAATCGATAGCATTTCCAACACACAAAACATTTCCTACATTCATGGAGTTTTTTGATACACATAAAGATAAGTATGGTTGGGACAAACCAGAGATTAGAAAACTTGATGCTGGTGGAATGATATCACCACATATACATAAGTGGTGGCCTGGAGTACCATCCCCATATTTATATAATATGTCAATCAATCATCCCGAAGGTTGTTTGTTTGGTATAAAGCCAGGTGGTAAAGTGCCATATAATTCTGGTGATGTTATGAAGATAAGAGTATGGAATGAACATTGCGTATGGAACAACTCAAAAGAAGATCGATACCATGCAATTTTAGGTATTGGAAGACAAGTTCCAAAAAATGAAGGATAGAACATGGCTGTTAATAAACATTTTCATACCAGTAATCTACAAGGTACTTCAGCTGAACAAGCACTTTATGCAAACTTAGTTTCAGAAGCGATACAGATACATGGCCACGATGTCTATTATCTTGATAGGACTTTAGTAGCAGAAGATAATGTATTTGGTACTGATGCTCTTTCGAAATTTGAAACACAAGTTCCTATTGAAATGTATATGGAAGATTCTGGTGGTGGTTATGCTGGTGAACGAGAGATCATGTCTCAGTTTGGTTTGCAAAATTTAAGTGAAGCAACATTTGTTGTAAGTAAAACAAGATTTCAAGATAAGGCAATGCAAATTCAGATAGAGTCAGGGACAGATTCTACTTCTTCTGGTTCTGTCTTATTAGAATCTGGTACTATTTCTGCAAACAAATTTGAAGGTAGTACATATTACATTATATCAGAAACAGATGCAACTGATTCGGATCGTCCATTAGAAGGCGATGCAATTTATCATCCAACACTAAAGAAATTATTTCAAATTAATTTTGTCGATCATGATGATCCATTTAATCAACTAGACAATAACCCAGTATATAAAATGCGCTGTCGTTTATTCGAATACAGTTCAGAATCATTGGATACTGGTATTGGTGCAATTGATGCCATAGAAGATGCGTTGTCTACTAACACCCTTACTTATCAGTTTACACTTGAACAAACTACTGCTCAAAACGAACCATTTAGATTAGAATTATTTTCTGATAATGGTTTAGTTATAGATGAAACTGACAGTGATAATATTATCGGTGAGGATGATTCCAGTTCTGTGGGCGAAAGTATTCTTATGGAACATAATGCTGATACTGGTCATGGAGGTTGGTTAATTGCAGAAGACTATATAATAGGAAGTGGAGGTGCTAACACTAGTAGTGTTGACAAGTCTGCTCAAAATGAATTATTTGACGAATTGGACGATTCAATCTTAGACTTTTCTGAGAGAAATCCATTCGGTGACGCTGGGAGCTCATAATGTTAGGACAACAATTTTACCATGAAACAATTCGAAAAGTGGTTGTCGCTTTTGGAAGTATGTTTAACGACATTCACTTAGTTCGTAAGGATAATAGTGGTTCAATAACACAATCAATGAAAGTGCCTTTAGCATATGGCCCCAGACAAAAATTTCTTGCACGTTTGCGTGAAGATGCAGACCTAACTAAACAGGTTGCAGTAACTCTTCCACGTATAGGTTTTGAAATTTCTGGAATGTCTTACGATCCTGGCAGAAAATTAAATCGTGTTCAACAGTTTAAAAAAGTAAAAGGTTCTAAATCAACACAACTAGATACTCAATATATGCCTGTACCGTATAATATTGAATTTTCTTTGTACATTATGGCAAAACAATCAGATGATGCGTTGCAGATAGTAGAACAGATTCTTCCTTACTTTCAACCAGATTATACAGTGACACTTAATGATAATACAGATATGGGTATAAAAAGAGATGTTCCTATAGTATTAAATTCTGTTAATTATGAAGACACATATGAGGGAGATTTTACCTCCAGAACAACTATTATTTACACTCTTGCATTTACTGCAAAATTTTATCTTTATGGCCCTGTTACTTCTAGTAAGGTTATTAAGACTGTCCAAGCAGATCAATATGCAGATATGCCTGACAAGTCACCAAAAAGACAACAAAGATATACTGTTTCTCCAAACCCAGGCACAGCTGATGCAGATGATGATTTTGGTTTTAATGAATCTAGTTCATTTTTTGAAGATGCTAAAGAATACAATCCAGTAACAGGTAAAGACGAAACCCCAGATACTTCTGGTACAGATTAATAAATTTAATGTCAAGTTTCGTTTACGTTAGTGGTGACTATAAAAATGCTTGGTTAGAGTATGTTTGGAACCTACAAAAATTTGAACATTGGGAAACCTTTGATGATGATTTTAAATCTGAGTTTGATTTTAAGTTTCATGAACAAGTACACTCTTTAAATAAATTTACCCGGCCTCCTAGTTGGTATCTGAATGATAAATTAGGAAAAGATCAGTTCTTATTTAAAACTAGTAGTGACTTCTACCCAGTAGTTGAGTATGAATATACCAACAATCTTCCCTCCTTTAGAGATATTATGTTGGATCGTGCAACAGAGATGCGTGACATGGGTAAAGTTATTGATATTTTTTACTCTGGTGGGATTGATAGCACTGCTATACTTTATGCTCTTTTAGAAGTTTGTCCAAAAGATCAACTAAGATTAATAATGGGTGATGAGTCATCAGTAAATATATATCCAAAAGCAGTAGAAAATTTGTCTTATGAATTTGCAGAGGGTAATATTTTTGGTATGGCAAATATAGACACTAATCTTTTTACTACTGGATGTGAAGCAGACAGGTTATTTGGAGGTACAGGTTATCCACACAGTAGAAATACTAACGAAGAAAAATTTATTCTTGAAACGGAGTATGAATATCATCATAGCCGTTGGTGGGATATAACAAGATATACATTAACTACACAATCATTTCGATTTTTGCAGAATATTGAAGTAAGTTCTTTTGATATAAAAAATTATCAACCATTCTTCCTATCTCCACAAATAGAAAAGTTTGCAATCAACCAACACTTTGATCGTGATGTAGTTTGGCATAAAAATCACTGGACTAAACCAGAAGATTTCTTGACTACTAAGATTGCTATTAGGGATTTCATTGCAGAATGGGATAAGGATTATGCATATACTATGGTAAAGACTGATATGCCTTTTGATGTACAAAGAGAGATAATTCTACCTTTACCGACAAATTATAATGTGTTGGCTATAACATCAGATGGAATTATTGTTAATAGAAAAAATCTTATGGAGTACATGTCAAGAGATTTTTTGGATATAAATATATAACATGAATGATAAAATAGATAAAGCATTAGGTGTTATTGAGGTAGAATCAGAAACCGTTGGTGAGATTATTAATATGGGAAAAGAAATTGTTGTACCTCATGTAACTCCCGATATAGACATAGAGGCAGATTATGAATATCAAAGAAAACAATTTTACAATTTGGTTGAAAAAGGTTCAGTTGCAATTGATGGAATATTACATATTGCAAAGGAAGGCGAACATCCAAGAGGATATGAGGTTGCTGGAAATCTTATCAAACAAGTCGCAGAAGTTACCGAAAAACTAGGTGATCTTCAAGAGAAGATGAAGAGACTTAAAGATGTTCCTAACAACGCACCTAAAAATGTAACTAACGCATTATTTGTAGGAAGTACTGCTGAACTACAAAAG